AGAAAATTTTTTTGAAATGAAAATAGACTTAGAAAAGATAAAGAGATTACCACCTGATGTAAGAAAAGAGTTTATGAAGACTTATCTTCAGCACGCTGAAAAGAAGAAAGAGGCTGGTATAAGAGATGACTTCATGAAGTTTGTAAAACATGTGTGGCCAGATTTTATTGAAGGACGCCATCACAAGATTGTTGCTGAAAAATTTAATCAAATAGCAGAAGGTAAAATTAAAAGGTTGATTATAAACATGCCGCCTAGACATACAAAGTCCGAGTTCGCTAGCTACTTGCTGCCCGCTTGGATGGTGGGTAGAAACCCGAAACTCAAGATCATTCAATCTACTAATACCACGGAACTATCCGTTAGATTCGGGCGTAAAGCAAAACAACTTATCGACTCGCCTGAGTATCAAACCGTATTCAAAACAAAACTTAGAGAAGACTCACAAGCTGCAGGTAAATGGGAAACACAACAAGGCGGTGAATACTATGCAGCTGGTGTCGGCTCCGCGATTACAGGTCGTGGTGCAGATCTTCTAATCATAGATGACCCGCACACAGAACAAGATGCAATGAACAGAGATGCTATGGAGAGAACTTTCGAATGGTATACGTCAGGTCCTCGTCAACGTTTACAGCCAGGCGGATCTATTATTCTTGTTATGACAAGATGGAACACAAAAGATTTAACTGGGTGTCTGTTAGGCGCGCAGCGAGAGGCTAAAGCTGATCAATGGGAGATCGTAGAGTTTCCTGCCATCATGCCAAGCGGTAAACCTTTGTGGCCAGAGTATTGGAAGTTAGAAGAACTAGAGGCAGTCAAGGCATCAACGGGTGTGCAGAAATGGAATGCTCAGTATATGCAGAATCCAACATCAGAAGAAGGAGCTATTATTAAACGAGAGTGGTGGATGCCGTGGGAAGAAGATTGGATACCTGCACTTAAACACGTTATACAATCTTACGATACAGCATTTGGTAAAAAACAAACATCAGATTATTCTGCTATCACAACGTGGGGTGTATTTTATTTAGACGATGATAGCCCTGCAAGTTTAATATTATTAGATGCCAAGAAAGGTAGATACGATTTTCCAGAGCTAAAACAAGTTGCTTACGAGCAGTGGAAGTATTGGGATCCTGATACAGTTATCGTTGAGGCTAAAGCATCAGGTCAGCCACTTACAGACGAACTAAGAAAGATGGGTATACCCGTTGTAAATTTTAGTCCGTCTAAAGGAAACGATAAGCATACTAGAGTTAATTCTGTTGCACCTTTATTTGAAAGTGGTATGATATACGCTCCGAACCAGGAATTCGCTGAAGAAGTGATCGAGGAGTGTGCGGCTTTTCCGTTTGGTGATCATGACGATTTGGTTGACTCGACAACCCAAGCCATCATGCGTTTTAGACAGGGTGGTTTTGTTTTACATCCTGACGATGAAAAGGACGAGGTCATAAACAAAGTTAAAAGGAATTATTACTGATGAAGTTATTAGAATTACTAAAAGCAATGTTTGGTCAAAAGTACCTCAACAACATTATAGGTACAAAAACTAATATTAGTAAACCTATCAAGATGGATAAAAATAGTCCTTTTAAAGTATATTCAGATAAAGCTTTTGAAGATCCTGACGTTTTAGACTTTATAGAAAAGAAATTAGCAGAGTATGGTCCATACGCTCTGTCTAATAAAAATATGTCAGAGGTAAAAAACTTTGAGATGAATGCAAGAAGATATTTAAACAAGAAACAACCAAAAAAAGAAAGCACAGTAAAAAGCGTAGTTGAGTCCATGTTTGGATCATTCGCAAAATCAGATAAACCTACACCAAAACCTGAAGCAGAGGTTATTGATATTAAAACACAAGAAACGGTTAAGCCAGAAGGGATCATGAAGTTAAAAACAGAACTTGGTTTACCTGAAGGTGTTGAACCAGGAAGTCTAGCAGACAAAGCTATTAAAGAATCTGCACAATATAAAATGGATCAGCAAAATGTAAAATCTTTATTAGATGAAGACTATGTGCCACCAAAGACAACGACACTAGATGAAGATGAGATTGCAGACATAGGTGCAAGAGGTTACAGCGCTGTGCAAGAAGGAAAACGAAGAGCTGTTATAAGACAGATATTGTTAAAGGATACAAGAATCAATTTACCAGATGACGTTAGAAACAGTTTAAAAAACTACAATGATCTAAGAGGTGGTGGTGATCAAAACATGGATCCGTTAAAAGTTTTTGAAAATTATTACGAGAGAGATAATGAAGTGTTGGGAACACTAGATGGTATTATTGATACAGCTCAAAACGAATTTAAAGCAGCAGATGAATTTTTAGCTGTTAAAGATAATTTTAAAGTTAAGAAACCTGTTGTTAGAGAATCTCTAGATGACGAAGCAGTTGAGATGGAAGAGACAAAAGATCTTGGCGAAAGATTAGAAGATTTACCAGATGACATTGATCCAGATGCTTTAGCTGAAGGTGGTAGACCTGGCTTTGCAAGTGGATCAAAAGATTCTATATTAAGTCCACAGATGGCAGACTTTTTACAAAACTATGCTGATCAAATGACATTTGAACAGTATTTACAGATGACAGTTAAAAGAAAAAAGAGTGCAGGCGGCGGTCTAAATTATTTAATGGGGTTATAACATGGCCTCAGAACTTCTTAAAAACAGAGCACTCATACAAAAACTAAAAGAGCCAGAGGTTCCAACAGTTAAGTTTGATTTAGCATCAACAGGTTTTGAAGAATTAATTACATTACCAGAACCAAAGCCACAAGAACTTTTAGATATTCAAGAAGACGTTAGAATACAAAGACAACAAGACACGATGGACAAAGCTCGTCCTTTCTTGATGGATGAGTCTGTAGATTTTATTAAGAGAGAAAAACTTAATATAGGAACTAGACCTGAAAATCTTGATACGCCTCGTGAAAATTTAAAACGATTGGCTGAAATTATTCAACAAGCTGACATCGATGATGAGCTAGAATATTTAATGTCAACTCCTGAAGAACAATTAAAATCAGCTAAAGCACTTGGCCGAAAAAAAATAGTAAGACACAAGAAAGGTAAGATGACGGCAGCTTTGCGTCAAGATTTTAATAAACTAAGAACAAATGAAAACGCTCTTAATATAGTTGCTGATTTATTAGGAGAAGATGTTGAATATGTTTTAGATATTATTGATGAAGTGGATGATTTTTCAAATGAAGCTAGACTAAAAGCTATGATGACTGGCAGTCGAATAAAAGAAAAAGGCGTCAGAGCAAAATTTGAAAAGATAGAAAAGTGGATAACATCTAATGCTAAAAAATTTGATGACCCAGCTGAATTAAAAAAAGCAGTTAATAAAAGATTTGGTTCTAATAATATTTTAAATCAAACAGCTAAGAAAAACGGCATACCATTATTCACTCAAGGTTTTACTAACGAGATATTGGGTTTAAAAGGTTTTAGTGGAGATACTAGTAAATTAACAAATACACTATTAGATAATATTTACAAAACAACTATATATAACTTTAATCCTAAAGTTAGAAAACAACTTACAAAAGAAATTACAAATGTTTTATCTGGAGGCCCTGCAAGAGTTACACAAGAGGCAAGAACAAAAATTAAAAATAATCCTTTATTAAAAAAGTTTGGATTTGATCAAACAATAAATGGACCTATAGCAAAATTATTGTTTAAAGAAATAGGAGAAGATATGTATAGAAATCTTCAAACTTTTAAACAACCTAGATTTGGGACAGATGATTTATTAAAATATTTAGCCAACGAAGTTGACCCTAAATATAAATCTATGTTCACAGAAGCTGGTAAAGCCATCAAAGCTTTTCAAGATGGTGATAGAAAGGCCGCTGATAAATTTTTGAAAAAAGGAACAAAAATTATGTATGACCATAAAATACCTGTTTCTCTTATCAAGAATGGATACGCCGATGAAATTGAATATGTAAAAGTTCAACCAACTTCAGAATATTTTAACGTTGATATTAAAAATCAACAGTTTGATGGCCCTGTAAATAAACTTTTACGTAAATACGAAAAAGCAACAGGACCTAAAAAAGATATTTTATTCAACGAAATTATAAAAAAGAGAGATAACTTTAATGAAAAATATGCTGGCTACTTAAGTGATGTTTCAATAACAAGAGACAATAAAGGAAAAATTAAATTTTCTACATCTGACAAAACTCCTGTTTTTACAAAAGACACTGACATTTTAAAAGAGTTTAAAGGTCAAAAATCTTTTTTTGAAAATGCAAAAACACCCACAGCTAAAGATAGTAAAAACATAGCAAAATTATTAGCGAGTTTTGGTTTTAAATGTTCTGCTGCAGAAGGTGGTGCATGTGATAACCCAATGAACTATCTTGATGATATTAAAAAACAACAAGCTATTGCAAAAGGCTCAGGCAATGCTGCTTTAAACGCAGTAAAAAAACTTAGCGCCGGCAAAGCAGTTTTAAGAGAGTTTCTTGGTCCAGCAGCTTTGGGATTTGAATTAGCTGCAGCTGTGCCAATAACTTATCTAGGATACAAAGCAGGATTACCACCTGCAAGAATTTTTTCTGATGCTACTTACGGAATAGTTGGAGATACAGAAAAAGCTAGGCTTAAAAAGATAGCACGTAAAGAAAATGTAGATACAACAGTAATTGATAAGATTTTTAATTTTAGAGAAAAATCTGGAGCATTGCAAACACTAGCTATGCAAGAAGGAGACTTTAGAGGACCGGACGATGAGATGCAGTTTCCTCAACAATATGAAAAAGGAGAAGAAGATTTTTATAAAGCAGTAGGACAATTTAAAGATAAAGAAGGTAAGATTAGTGGAGATGTTTTTAAAACGGCAAAAGGTTTAACAGAAACATTAGAAAGAATAGCAGCTGAAGAGGACGCCGCTCGAGCAGATAAAAGAAAATCAAGAATAAATTATGGTGGCATAGGTGAGTACCTTACAGATGGTATAATACCAGAGCCAGAGGAAGAACCTATTCTTCCTGTATTTGATTTTCAAGAACCATCTAGAATGGACTTTAGTGAAGGTAGTCCAAAAGATCCTAGCAAAAGAACGTTCTTAAAATTTATGGCAGGCATTGCATCATTACCTTTTGTTGGTAAATTTTTTAAAGCAGCAAAAGCACCTAAAGTTGTTAAGCTAGCTAACACAACTACAAAAATGCCAGACTGGTTTCCAGCTTTTATAGATAAAGCTTTTGAAAAAGGTATAGCTAAAAAGGTTGATGCTGATATTACAGAGGTAGAGATACCAGAATTACCAAGCGTTAAAGTTAGAAAATATGACGATGGCAGAATAGAAGTTGAAGGTAAGAATGGATATGGTGAACCTTATGAAATAGATTACACACCTCCTGGCTATGAACTTGTTGATGAAAAAACAGGTAAGGCTGTAAAAACACCAGGAGAGTTTCAAGCTAATGATACTGTTTATAGACGAGTTGGACCAGAGGGTGATGACTTTGATGTTGATTTTGAAGTTGTAGATGACGTAGAACAAATACTAGGAGGAGACTCTACAAAATTAGAGGGCTTTGCTAAAGGAACAAAAGAAGACAAATATACAATAGGTCAAAGAAATATTGATGCAGCTGAGGCAACACAAGAGAGAGCTGATGTTTTTGAAGGTCCTGATATAGATATGAGTGACTATGAAGACTAAGCTAACAACCACGATACCACCTAAATCAGGTCCTCAGTCTGAGGGCTTGCTTATTAACTACAATACTGTTAAACCTGTAAAATTGGAGAAAATAAATGGCAGACATAGACAAATCTCTTCCAAACGTAGAGCAAGAGATAAAAGTACCATCACCTGAAGATATTGAAGTTGCTCAAGAGGAAAAGCAACAAGAGATTAATGAAAGAGGTGAGCCTGTAGAAATTACAGAAAACGAAGACGGTTCTGTAGATGTAAACTATGATCCGTCCATAGCCTCTATTGAAGGTGAAGTAAATCACTACGACAATTTAGCAGAACATTTACCTGAAGACATTCTTGGTAGACTCGGAACTTCTTTATATCAAAATTATCAAGACTATAAAAATTCTAGAAAAGATTGGGAAAGAGGTTATAGAGAGGGCCTAGATCTTTTAGGATTTAAATACGACAATAGAACAGAACCTTTTCAAGGTGCATCAGGTGCAACACATCCTGTGTTAGCAGAAGCCGTTACACAGTTTCAAGCGTTGGCTTATAAAGAATTATTACCAGCTAACGGTCCAGTTAGAACACAAATTTTAGGAGCGCCAACTCCAGATAAAGAACAACAAGCTCAAAGAGTAAAAGATTTTATGAATTATCAAATTATGGATAAGATGAAAGAATACGAACCTGATTTTGATTCGTTACTATTTCACTTACCATTAGCAGGCTCTGCTTTTAAAAAAGTCTATTATGACGAAGCGACTTCAATGGCTTGCTCTAAATTTGTACCCGCTGATGATTTGATTGTTCCGTATACAGCTACCTCATTAGATGATGCGGAGTCTATCATTCATCGCGTACAAATATCTGAAAACGAATTAAGGAAGCAACAAGTTGCTGGTTTTTACAGAGATGTAGAATTAAAACCAGGACCAGTTAATGAAACTGAAGTAGAGAAAAAAGAACGAGAACTTCAAGGAGAAACAAAAGGAAGAGACGAAGATGTTTTTAATTTATTAGAGTGTCACGTTAATCTTGATCTTGAAGGCTTTGAAGATATGGGACAAGATGGAGAACCAACAGGAATTAAACTTCCATACGTTGTAACTCTTGAAGAAAATTCTAGAGAAGTTTTATCAATCAAAAGAAATTACGAAATCGGTGATCCATTAAGAAATAAAATAGATTACTTTGTACATTTTAAATTTTTACCTGGATTAGGTTTTTATGGTTTTGGTTTAATACACATGATTGGTGGATTATCAAGAACAGCTACGGCTGCATTACGACAACTATTAGATGCAGGAACTTTATCTAATTTACCTGCAGGATTTAAACAAAGAGGTATTAGAATTAGAGATGACGCTCAAAGCATTCAACCAGGAGAATTTAGAGATGTGGATGCACCAGGAGGAAACATCAGAGATTCATTTATGATGTTACCATTTAAGGAGCCGTCAGCAACTCTCTTACAACTTATGGGCGTCGTAGTACAAGCAGGTCAAAGATTCGCTTCAATAGCAGATCTGCAAGTAGGTGAGGGTAATCAACAAGCGGCAGTGGGTACGACAGTGGCCTTGTTGGAAAGAGGAAGCAGAACAATGTCTGCTATTCACAAAAGAATTTACGCAGCCTTAAAACAAGAATTCAAATTAATGGCAAGAGTTTTCAAGTTATATCTACCACAAGAATATCCCTACGATGTTGTTGGTGGTCAAAGAATGATTAAACAATTAGACTTTGATGACCGTGTAGATATATTGCCAGTTGCAGATCCAAATATATTTTCTCAGACACAGCGTATTTCCCTCGCACAGTCGGAACTGCAGCTGGCTACATCTAATCCACAAATACATAATTTGTATCAAGCATACAGAAATATGTATGAAGCATTAGGTGTTAAAGATATTGATAAACTTTTAAAAAGACCCCCTATTCCCACACCGAAGGACCCAGCGTTAGAACACATTGATGCTCTCGCTGGGAAACCATTCCAAGCTTTCCCTGGTCA